TATCCTCTATTGTCCTTGCTTAATATAGATAGAACGGTATTTCTAACTTCATTGATCATGGAGTGTCTTTTTACAAAGATAAATAAAAAAAGGCACTTCGATTAAAAAGTGCCTCATCTTAATCGTTAAAGATAATCTTATGCGATAACAATTGCGCTTACTGCTTTAGAAGGAGAAACAGCAGTAACAACATTGTGCCATACAGAGCTATGTGCATCAACAACTGCGTTTTGAATAACGTCTCTCATTTCTTCTGATCCTGCAGCGACTGCAGCATGAGTAATAGTAATAACATCTTGTGCAGCTGCACCACCGTAAGTGACTGTAACTGTAGTTGTAGATGCCTGCTTGATAATCTTAATGTCATCTGCAGAAATTAATTGATTTCCCTCATTTGTTACAGGGATTGATAAAAACTTTGCCATTGTTAAAAAATTTAATGGGTTAATAATACCACAAAGATACTAATTTTCTTCCATCTGTTCTTGAAGATATTTATATAGCTCCATACCTTCTTTTGATTGCAGGTAAGAAGCGAATACATGAATATGATCTTCACCGAATGGTACTGTTAATAATTTTTTCTTATTTTCTTTGAAGTTGTAATGAATATCTTTACCTGCTCTAAAAGTAAAATAACCATCAGAGATTGCTCTAGCTGCTAAATTATTGATCTTTAATAAAGGATCTTCTGCTGCTTCAATAAATTCAACAGGATATTTTTTAGCATACAATAACATATCTCTTTTTATCTCAGAAGATTTCATTTTAGATACATCTCTAGATAACACTAGTCTAGCAATAGCCTCTAAGCTTGTTAAATCAAGCTCTCTTGCCATCATCAACGCATCTATCTCGAAGTTAATCATTTCAACATCTTCTTGAGCATTTTTTTCGTTATCAAACTCATAAAACTCGCTTCCATTTCCAGGATGATAATGCATAAATAATTGTAAACCAGGATTTGTTTTTGGTACTCTTAATACACCATCTTCAAAAACAACTGGTTCTAGTATTACATTTTTATCTTGATCTTCCTGAAAAGGTGTATTTGAGTTCCTTGCATATCGCAAAGGATGATTTGTATTCGTTTCTTCGTCAAAATATAATAACCTTCTTCTTGGGGTATCTCTAGATGCTAAAAAATAGCTTAACGGTGATTTATCGTCTTTTAAAAGATATACTCTATCTTTTGATTCTAGTTTAACTAGTTTTACTTTTGTTTCCATTTTATATAATTTAAATTTTAAAAAAAATAAAGAGGGAGACGAATCTCCCTCTCGTTATTTATCATTATCCTTTAAAGATCATGAAGTTGTTTGCACCCATTGTACAAAGTGCTCTTTCAGACAAGAAGTTAACTTGCATTGCATCCAAGTCGCTAGTCATTGCACCACCAGCTCCACCTGTCATCCAAGTTTTATATCTTCTGTTTTCAGTCTCAGAAGCTCGGTAACGAACATGTAAGAATGGTCGTCTAGCGTTCTTACCAAGAATTTGATCGTAAACACTCATTGTACCAGCAGGAACAAGGATACCATTAACAGCACCACCAACTAAACCTCCTCGAAGAGTTGCATCATTCAAGTATTTCCAGTCAGTTTTGTAGAACTCATATCCTCTTTTAAATCCTGCAAATCCAAGATTTAATGCCATTTGCTCATCGTTATCAAATAAACCATATGAAGTACCACCAGCACCGTAAGAGTTTTGAGCAGCCAACATATCATCGATATCGAAAGAGAATTGACGATTCAAGAACAATACGTTCTCAGCGATAGCTCCTTGCTTATCTAATCTTTGTACGATAGTATCAAAATCAGACAAAGCAGATGGATTACCACCAGACCATACGTTACCTCTATTTTCGATTTCATTGAATAATCCCTTAGTACCAGCCGCAGTTGATCCAGCAGTTGATCCTGGAGCTGCTGAAGAAGCTGGCGATAAATAACTCAATGCTCCAGATGATCCTTCAGCAGGAACTCCTTCCACCATAGCCATTTCTAAGTAATCTTCAAATCGTAAACGAGTCTCATGCTCAGACTTCATATACCAAAGGTATCCTGTAGCACCGTTTTCAGTTGTCACTTCAACCCATCCAACTTGAGCCATTTCAGATCCTGAAACTTGATAAGTATCTTTAATGATAATTGGTTTAACATCAAAGATTTCATCCTCAGCCTCTAAAGACCCATCCATTCCATTAGTTCCTTTTGAGAACTCAGATCCATAAACAAATGCAGTAACTCCAGTTGTACTTCCACTAAAAGGTGAAGAACCGTAATTTTCATAGTATGCTACTGTAAATGTTGAGCTTGTTACAGCCACAATTACACCTTTAGCAGACTCTGAAGCAACTTGCTCTGAAGATAAAAATACAGTTTGATTTACTCGGAAGTTACAAGTACCTGAAGCTAAAGTAAATACTTGCTGACCAGCAGCAGGTGTTCCTAAAGAACCAAATGTTAGTGCAGTATACTTTGTATGCAATCTTCCTTGCTCTGCCCATTTGATAAGGTCAGAGTTACTAGGGATTTCTGCGCCAACCATTCGCAAGAATGATGCGATTGATCGGTTCCCATAACGCTCAAATTCAGCTTCATATGTATCAGGTAAATACTGATTCAAAAAGTCAAAATTTGTAATATAATTCGTAGGCAATGTTGCCTTGACGGAGCTAGGAGTAATCGATACCCCAGGACTCGCCTGTAATGATCCAGCCATTTTTAACTATTTTTAAAAGGTTTTTTAATTACTAATCTACTACTGCGATTCTCATCTATAACCCTTATGCCTGGCCCTTCCTTCGGTGTTGGTGTTGGAGCCTGTCTAGTCATATTTATATTTTTAGACTGTTTAGACACATCACCTACCGCATCCGATTTTCCTTTATCATAAAAGTACTTAGCGAACTTGTCTGGGTTCATAGCAACGGACATAGCTTTATGAAAAGACTCAGCATCTTTTAAGTATCCATCTTGGTCAATATACTTCGATAAGAAGTTCATAACGCTAGATTGATCCTTTTTTAGAGTGTCTACATCACTTGGTCTGTATAACAACTTGTTGTTTTCTTCGACATTGAATCCGAAACCTTCGAATTTATCGTTAAACAATTCATTTGTTTTTTCAGAAAAGTAATTAGATCTCTTCTTTTGCTCCTCTTCATATTGAGCCTCGCTTTCTTTTTGCTTCCTGTAAGCTTCATAAGCATCCCTTTCTTCCTTTGGAACAACTGACTCCCTTGACTCAAGTGGAACCTTATATTGTTCTTTCTGGTCGTTAAAATACTTCTTAGCTTTAGCAAGCTCTTTTTTCTTCGCTACTTGCTTCTTTTTAATATCTTTTTCATCATCAAAATCTGAATCATAAGCAAACTTTGAATCTAATTCAAATCTTAAGTCATCATCATCTAACTCTGAATTTTGATCTTTATAGTAGTCAAGCAACAAAGCATCTTGGTCCATATTATCATAGTCTTTACTTAATCTCATAAAGTCATTGATATTACGACCTGTCTCTTTTTTGTACTTCAAGAAGGCAGCTACATCTTCAGGTAGTTCTTCATTTTTTTCTCTCTGTTCGAACAACTCATCTAATGAGTTTATCTCCTTGTTGTACCTATTCTTAATATGTGAAAGAACGTGTTCGTCATTTATTTCTGGAGTACTTATCTTCGGTTCTTCTGAAACAACAGTTTCTTCTGTAACCGTTTTACCCTCATCTCCTTCTGAAGTGACCTCTTTAGTAGGTTCAGCTCCAGTTTGTTTTTCTTCGTGCTCCTTAATTAATTTTTCTTCAATCTCAGCTTTTGACTTTTCTTCAAAATCAACAGCCTTTACTGTTATTTTATTTTCCATTAGATTATATTTTAATTACAAAGTTAATAATTTTTTATATTCTTTATCTAGGCTCAAACTCCTCTAAAGAAAAACCATCCAGACTATCTTCATTACTCTCAAAATTCATTGGAGGAAGATTGTTCTTTCTTTGGTTAATTAAGTCTGACTGCCTACTAGCCTGCAAATCTACTCTTCTGTCTTTAGCTTTTTCTTTTTCATCTTCTCTATTTTTTAGAGATTTAGCTTGTGCCTGGTTAAGAGTCATGTTGTATTGGAACTCTTGATCCATCAATTGACGTTTAAGATCAGCTTCTGCTTGCATTTGCTGAACAGCAAATTGCATCTCAGCTTGTCGTATCTGTATTTTTGATTGAGTTTCCATTTGAACAAGTTGAGCTTTAGATTCGGCAGCAGCTTGCTGAGATTGTATATTACTCTGCATTTGCATTCTGAACTCCATCTCTTTCTGTTTCTTCTGATCCTCAATTCTTTTCTTACGCTTAACTTTTAACAGCTCATTAGCAAGCTTGATATTATTAACCATTCGGATATCAATAGCATCTTCCAAATCAATGGTTTGTTGCTGAAGTGCGATTTGTATATTCGCTTCAAGGCGTTGTCTTTCTTCTTCATCAGGCTCTAGCTCTATAAAAATTCCAAAATCGTGCAAATACAAATCTTTTATGTCATTTAGTATTTCAACATTATACTTTCCAATCTGCATGGCAAATTCTTCAGCAAAATCTGCATATTCTAATATATCAGCAACTCTCAAAGATATACACTCTGCCATTCTCTTTGTTACATTAAGACCACCTCTAAGGATATGTCTAGTTGCTGTATTGCTATTTAATGCCGCTAACTTTTGTACACCTACTAAAGCATCAGGATCTGGAGTAGAGGCATCTCTAGCTTCATTTATACCTGTTACATTTCTTATCATATTAAGATTATAGTTGTATACGTTTATTAACGCACTCATCTTAGCCTGACCGTTGTTTGTGTTTAGTTCCTGTATAGGTATTCTAGCATTATTAAATTCACCATCTTGAGTGTAGCTCCTACCAATAATACTACCAGTTTGAAAGTATAACTTTAATGCATCCTCTGGATTGTATGCTGCTCCTGTTCCAAGATCAACTTCATTAATTCCATCAGCATCTATAAATACACCGTCAGGAACAACTCTAGCCATTACCTGCTGAAGTTTTAAGTGTGTCAGTTGTATCTGGTCAGCAAAGGGTATCATTCTTCGAACTAAAGACTCTATATTGCCTTTATACATTCTAGGTGAATATGCTATATAGTTTGGTAGAGCTTTTTGAGTAGCAGACTTAGGTCTCACCATGTTTTCCATCATTTGCCACTGAATCATTATGTTTGTTCCAGCAACAAGGATACCTTCATACCATGTATCCCTAACAGCCTCTATTCTTTCAAACATCATGCCTTCTTCCATAGGAGGATTGAAGTTTTCATCTTTTTGAATAACCCTTTCTCCTCCGTTTTCAAGTAGTTTCTTTTTCCAAACAAAACGCATATCCGTTTTATAGTTGAAATATAATAATGTAACTACCTCATTTAAAAACGCATCGTCTTGATATTGTCTTATTATAGGAAAATGATCGTACCATGCAGAACTTGAATTTTTGATTTCTTGAAGTTCCTCTTTAGTTAGATTTGGATTTATCTTTAAGAGCTCTGTATAATGAACCTGTTTTACTTCTCCAAAATAATAACAATCAGAAAAATCATTTTTCTCTGTATAACTATGAATCCAATTTGCTGGATCAACATATTCTATTTTTACACCATCATTAGATAAAAAAGTATGCCTAAGAACTCCAACGCCTAATGTTGTCATGTCATAGTCAAACAACCTTTTTGTTTCTATATAGTCATTCATCTTAAATATAGTATCTATAGCTACTTCCTCAGCTATCTCTATAGATGGTTTATATTTAAGTTGCATGTATAATGATAGTTCTTGCTCATCTTCAGGTAAATCGTCTGGATTTACATTGTATGCATCGATACCGTATTGTTCTTTTGTGAGCTCCAAAAAATCTTTAGCAATCATATCAGCTTCTATCATGTCTTGGAATAGACTTTTCTTTTCTGCGGACATTACATCTTGAGCTTCAGCTTTTACCTTAAACAAACGGTCATTCATACCGTTAACGACAATATCTACGAATTTAGGAATAATAGGTACAGGAGTCCAGTCAAGATTTAGCATTGACATATCGCCATTAATAGCTAATTCATTTTTATATTTTTGAACAGGCTGTTCACCTCTAGCATAAAGTCTTAGTCGGTGGTACTCTCCCCACTGGTCATAAAACCTACATGTATTGTTTTTCCTCTTGAACCATTCACCCTCTATGGCCTTTCCAACACTACGCCCATATTCCATTGTAAGCTTCTGCTCGTCAGGAACAAGGGCATTAGGAAACTGTCCTGGGTAAATTACTACTGACGGTTTACTTTGCATTATTTAATTATTTGGCTCCTATTACCACTATTGTCGTATCTTACAAATTTAATACTTATTTTTGATTCTTTAACTTCAGGGGTAAACATATATCTTTTTATAGCCATTAACGCAAGTCCAGAACTTATTGTAGCATCATGTTTTGTTCTATTACTTATATCAAACCTAGCCCAATCTTCAAGAGTTCTACTAAAATACATTGACCCTATAACATCAGGATCTCTATATGTGCCTTCAACATCAAACCCAACATGCTCTTCTATATATGTATTTATAACAGAAGCATGAGCTTGTCTGACATCTTCGGATGAATTTGGTATTCCTCCTATCTCTATTTCTGTTTTTGATAATCTATTTTTATGTTTGTCAGGTCTATTCATTGAATATCCTCTATATCCTCTATTTTTAAAATGATATAAAAGTCTAGCTTTGTTATTCTCTGCAAGTATTGGCATGCCATAAAACACACATGCCATTAGAACATCTTCAAAAAATATCTCTGCTGTCTGCGGTCTTGCTATATATTCAAGAAAGAACTCATTCGTTGGAGCTTCTTCCATATGAAACGAAGTAACGCCATGCAAAGCACCATTAGAGCCTCCACCACCAACGACACCAGAAATATCATAAGGGTCACATCCAAAAGCTCCCAACGCTTCATTTCCTGGATAAAACTTTCCATTTCTATTTATTTTTTTATTTCTTAGCCTTTTGTCAGGTATCCAAGATACAAGAAATCTTCCTTTTGGATCTGGTGTCCAAATAACCTCTGTATCTTTCTCTCCATTCTTCCAGTGAAAATAACCTCTTGTTAATACCTTTTCTTTTATTAGAGAGTCATTATAATCTATTTGCTGGTATATCTTAGTCAAATTAAACAAAGATCGCTTAGACTCATCTCTAAATGCATGAGACTCTGTTCTTGGATATTGTCTATAAAATTCGTTTAAAGCATCAGCATCAGATTTTAAGGCTTCTACCTCATTTTTCCACCAAGTTATAACACCTTGAGTTATCATTTCTCCATCAATACCCTTAACTGGTTTAGATGGATCCTCAAATACTGGATGGCCATACTCGTCTATATACCCTTCAACATTCCATTCCATAGGAATAAATAAAGAATATAAACCACTTTTAGTTTGTCCATTTGCAGATCTTTTTTCAGGCAGACTATCGTTATATAAATCTTTAAAGTTCTGCCCTCCTTTGGGTAATGCATTTGATGTTGAACCCATCATACATTTTCCAACAACCCTAGCACCTAACCGTAGACATGTCTTTGTTACTCTCCAGTTGTTTAATATATTTTCAGGCTTCTCCCACTTACCACTTTCATCGTGTACTAATAACAATAGCTTCTCTCCATCATAACTATTGTCAGCTGTGTTCTTCCAGTCAATAGTAGTGTCAAGTCCTTGTATATCATCAGTCTTTTCTTCATCCATATTCCTCCTAGTGATCTTACTAGCTGGAACCCTAAATGCCAACTCAGTCTTTGGGTTATCCATACCGTCCTGTATAGGCTTAAAAAAGAATGGATAATTCCTGACTATAGGCACAACCTTATCGGTAAACATCTTTTTAGCATCACTACCAGTCTTTGATAGTATACCTATCCTGGAGTCTCTAACAATAGTACCAGTGTTACATGCCTCAGATGAAGCCATGAATGAAAAACCAGAACGCCTGTTCTTTAGGTAACACATTCCAAACGCTCTTTTGTCAGCCTTACATGCCTCCCAATATATATAGAAAATTCTATTTGATTCTCTAAATTCAGGTAGTCCTATATCTATTTTGGTCCATTGCAAATAAACATAATGAGCACCTGTCATATATGTTGGTTTACCATTATTCATAAACCAATGTCCACCATCCCTTCTGTCAAACTCTCTTTCTATGAGATCAACATATTTTGACTTAAACTCATTATCTTTCCTGTTCCAATCAAATACTGTTTTAAGTTTTTTTAACTCTTGAGGATATTCTTCTGGCAACCATTTGTTTTGTTTGTCGTCTATATTGCTAGGCGTTAACGGTAGAGCTATTTTAACATTATTTATATTATATATTTCGCCAATAGTACCGTCTTTAGATATTACAACAATATCATATTTCTCATCATACCCATACTCCCATTTTTTGTTATTGTTTCTATATGTTAATGCCTGTATAGGTACATGATTTTCAACGATATTGTATAGACTATTTTCCACCTTTAGCTCTTCCTTCTGCAAAACCTTTATTTCCAATAGTCACCTCAACAGCTGGTTTCTGTTCATTCTCTTCTTGCTCAATCTTTTGAAGCATAGATAATGCATCTTCAAAAGCTAATCTCTTAGCTGAAGCAGCATTCTTTAATTTATCAGCTGTCACATCTGCCTCCATATGTGTTATTATAGGCTCTTTTAGCACTTTTATAAGTTCATCTATAGCAACTTTTGCAGCTTCAAGTATTTCTATTTTTTTAGACATATGTTCCTGTTATACATTCTATATAAAATCTCATTGTTTATATTGAACTCATATTCACTATCTGGAGTAAACGAAATAAGATCACCCTCAGATGTCTCTGGCAGATCTTTATTACTAAAGACCAGCTCCCCCCAAAGCTCTTCTAGTCCCGATGTCGAACTGAACATTTTATCTTCAGAGGGGATGGGTCTTACAAAACAATATGGAGAAGGAGCTTCCCATAATTTATTATCACTTGAATATAAATATATTTGTTCCTTCTCTACAATAAAAAAGTCATCCATTAAATGATGCCAACTGCTCTTTAATCTTCCCTTCATGTCATAGTAAAACTTAAATACATTATGATGAACAACAACACTATCGCCAGCCTTTATTGGACCATCATAATATATAGGTGTAGACACAACAGTAGCAAATCTGTTAGATATCTTATGATCTTCCTGAGAAGAGCTTATGATAAATTCCTTACCCTCGTAATTTCTTATGTTATCATATCTCCTCCCATCAGCAGCTTTTATTATAAAGCAGTATGGGGACTTCATTTAAAAATCTATTTTATATTCAAGAGATACAGGCATAGATATAGAGAAGTTCTTCCAGCAAACAATCTCGTCATCCTTCTTTATCCACACCTGATAACCATCAGAATTTACTTTTATGTCATGTATAACATACTGTTTATTTAAGACAGGCTGTCCAACAGTATAGTTCATACAGTTCATATAGTCTGGACCGACAGCTATCTTTCTAATTATATTCACCTGTTGCTAGATTAATATTGTTTGCCTTATACTTCTCTTGTATTTCAGACTGAAGTTTAGATAAGTCGTGTGCGGCAATTTCAAGATTTGTTAGTGTAGTGGTCTTTTGACTTTTTAATCGCTCGAATGTCATTTCTATATCAGCGATTTCGAATTTTAAGTCTCTATACCTTCTGTTTGACTCGACAAGTTTATCGAGATCTTTTTGATCTAATTTATTCATTTTATTTTATTTTTAATTACAAATATACAGTTTTTTAAGGTACGTCTGTTACTTCAAATTGAGTAGGCTCTCCTATTCTGCATTATCACTTGACCTCCTTACCCTTATTGAATTACCTGTATAATCTGTTCTTAATTTACGCAAAGAATAAGCTACTGCGGCATTTGGATAATCGTCTAAAAGTAAATTAACTCCTCCGCTTAGTTGTAATATAGATCTATAGTGATCACTCATTATCCAGCAACTATCCAGTATTCAACTCTTGATCCACCACACCACTCGGCATATATTATGTTTAATGCTGAAGTTGTGTACGTGCCAGATCCTATTAAAACCCATCCAGCTGGTACAGCTGGGGCAGAGCCGTCATTATGATATATCTTCTGTACTACACCTAGCAAAGCATCTGTTAAATCCTCAGTTAAGTCACCAGTTGCTGGAGAAGATGAAGTGTTAAATATTTTCTTGCTAGTAAAGTCAATAGCATTCCCAGTAACTGGAGTAACCCCAGCAGCCGAAAGAGTTTCTATTGTGTATACTTCTGAATATCTGTTAGATAGATTGGATTTTTTCTCTGTTGTGTCTACAAAAGAAGCTATTCCTACAAATTTTGTTCCTGAAGGTACTCCCATTTTTTTTAGTTTTTTAATTTATATATTACCAGGTAGCTATAGCTACTCTTTTCCAAGTGTCAGTGGCAATACATACATATAAATAGTCAGCATCATATGCCAACATGCCAGCAGTACCAGGATCAGATGCAGTAGTTGGGACAGTAGAAGATATGATAAAATCTTTTAATGACTCTATCGTAAAGTTTTTAGTTGCATTAGCAGCATCACTATCTGTACCTAACAATAAATCATTTAATGCTGGAAGTGCTGTAGAATATGAATTTATCTTTGCCATAATTTCTTTTTACAAATATAGTTATTTTCCTTGACCTCTATATGCTTTCTTATATAGCTTGCTTGTTTTTAGCTTGGACTGCTTTGTTTTTGAATGCACTCCAGGTCTTCTTACATGCTTCTTCTCTAGCTTTTTTACTTCTTTTACCTTGCTCATAATTCACTTAACATTTTAATTATTTTTGGCTGAGGTGAAATATCACTCTTGTCTTTTCTATAACTATTATGAGTATATACTCCAGGCTTTCCGCTCAAAGCATCTTTTGATAAATCCCACATGTTTTTCTCAATATAATCTAAAGGAATGTTATAAACTTTATTCCAATATACAAGTAACTGTCTCACTGATTCAATTTGTGCATCCGTATATGCGTGATAGTATTTTCTTCCTTTATATGGCTCATCTAATTCGCATACTTGGTCTAAAGGAACTTCTCTATTTACATAGTTATAGAACTTATCTCCACGCTTTTCTAATGAGCCCCAGTTACATATCTCAATACCAATAGAAGTCTTGTCTAAAGGTTTATATGGTAATTCAAAAGATCTAAACACATCAGACTTCAAACCCAAATGATACGCCCAGTACTTAGAGCTAAATGCTTGAACAATCTCTCCATCATAACTGTTTTTACTACTACCTTTTCCAGATATGCAGACACAAGTAGCAATCCTGCCTCTTTTGTCATTATTCCAGTGTCTTATAGTATTGACTCCAGACGAATTACCAGCAGTGTGATGAAGGACTATTTGAGTTTTTTCATGCTTTTCTCTAATGTACTCATAATAACCAAGAGGAACCTGATTAATTTTTTTTAGATCTAATAACATAGGATATAAGAATTAAAATTATTGTTGATGATATTAATAAAGACATTATCATCAACACTGTTTTCATTTTGTTATATTAGATGCTTCTTCTTTTGCTCTTGTAACAAAAGAACGTAGAGACTTTAATATATTTACCCCTGTAACATCTTTATAACTTTCATTTATAGATAATATCTCAACAAAAACACATCCTAGTGCAACAACCTTTGTCATAATTAATTCAATAGATATAAAATGTGCAACCAAATCAGCAGCTATGAACTTCTCTATCAAATAAACAAATGTTATAGCTAGTGAATAAAGTAATGACTTTGAAATTGTATGTGATAATCTTCTAGATCTAATTGCTTTCCATCCACCCTTCTTAACACTACGCCATATGCCAAATGCAGTGTCAATAAAAATAGACAACAAAGCTATGTATATCATTGGTTTTACTGGACTTAATACTGCCAAGAATGCACCAAGAGCTATCTTTGTTTTCATTTTGTTTTTTTACTTATGTATATAATAAGTAAAGTTAATAAAAAAATCAGAATTAAGTATTTATACTTATCGTACCAACGCTTCTTTTCATAGTACTTTATAGGGATCTTTCTTTCTATAATTTTCTCGTAAGGGCGCTCTATATATATAGTATCACACTTGCCATCAACATATATACTATCTAACCTCCTGACTATCTTTATTTTCAATCTATCTTTCTCTAGATATACAGTGTCATATATGCTGTCTACATGCAAAACAGTGTCAGTCCTTACTTCAGGTATCTCAACTATTATAGTATCTCTAATGGTGTCGTGAATAACCATTGTATCTGTAGTCAGTAATTCTGGATGTTTTTTTATCAGTCTGTTAAATCTAGACTGAGGACTACATGAAATAAGTAGCCCTACAAAAAAAGAATATATTATAAGTTTAAGGTACATAAGGTTGGTCTCCTGTTTTATCTCCCTCCTCCATATTCACACTTGTGGCATTGTTCCCTCCACTTCCTTGGTCAGTCAATGTCCAAGCACTTCCACTCCAAGTTGCTTCCTCGCCCATCCTCCACCAAGAGATTGGAGAAAGTGAACTGATATCTTGTGGAATTCCATTGTTGAATATAGTTTGTGCTTCTGTTAATCCTAATGCAGTTCCGAATATTGCAACTTCATCTAGGTTACCAATTAACTTTTGCGTAGTTGATGAGGTAAGTCTTCCTAATCTTAAACTTCTATTACCGTTATATAATGTTCTACCTTTACCTAATGCTGTTGCTTCTAATTGTCCATCTAAATATATTTTCAAATCTGTTCCATCATTAACACACATTAAATGATGCCATTGATTATCATCTATTGCAGTTGGAAAACTAACACTTTGATTATCTGTTATTGCATTTGAGTTTGGAAATACTGAAAAACTACCTCCCGAAGTATTTCTTAAATTAGCAGTGTTTACTTTAATACTCCATTGACTACCTACTGCTGCATATTCTCCTTTTGATAAAGGTGTATAATAATTTGTTGAAAATACTCTTGGTGCTTTTATCCAAAAACTAATAGTGATTGCAGATGTTAAACTTTGTATTGATGTAGGACTACCAACTTCTATATACTCATCCACCCCATCAAAACTAAAACTATTCAAGCTGAATGAACTTGGACTGATTGGAAGTCTATCTCCCTCCTCCATATTCACAGAAGTTGCATCATTGCCTCCTGAGCCATTGTCAGTCAAAGTCCAGGTTGAGCCATTCCAAGTGTCTCCATCTCCCATCCTCCACCAACCTAATGGAGAAAGACTTGTCAAATCTGTTGGAACACCACCATTGTAGATGCTTGATGCATTGCTTGATTGGTCACTATTCCATATTGAAACCTCGTCAATATTTCCCTCTAATCTCCAATTTGCTCCTCCAGTTAAAGTTCCTATAGTTGTTTCTGTTGGAGCATAAGAATTGATTCCAGTGCTTGTTGCTGTTTTTTGAAATAAAGTTCCATCAACATATAACTTCAAACCATTCGCATTTGTAGTTCCATCAAATGTAGCAAGTAAATGATGCCATTGTCCATCGTTAGGAACAATACCAGTGCTTGTGATTGAACTTGAAGTTAAATTTGTATGGTAAACGTTAAAAACAAAATAATTGTATCCAGTACCTCTCCAAAACAAATTCCAATTTCTTTGTCCACCACCTGTGTTATCTTCACAAGCAATCACTTGGATGTTAGTTCCTCCTCCTCCTGTGTTAGTTGTAGGTATTTTCACCCAAGCAGAAACACTAATTGCAGAAGTTATTCCAAGACTTGTAGTTCCAACAGCAAAGCGCTCATCCACCCCATCAAATGACATTGAGTATTCATTGACGAATGGAGTCCCTAATACATTTAATATGGTTCTGTAATTCTCGCTCATTATTCTATTGGTTCACTCCACTCGTTTGATGCCATCAAGACAAGACATTCTTGATGTGTTAAAGTTTGTACAGGAACGACTGAGCCGTCCGTAATGAATGTAGGAACAGCATCCGAATTCCACTTGATGACAAACTGAGTGCCATCCAATGAATATCTCACTGTATCTCTATTCTGTGGAACTTGACTGAAATCAACTTTGTCAATATCTGCTGTCAATATTATTCCGTAAACATCTGAAATTTGCATATCTATTTTTTTATATATTATTCAAAAGGTGGTGGTGTTGGTTTTGGCTCATAAGGAATCAAATCAAGGTCTTTAACCCAAAGAAAGTCAGGATTAACACACTGCTCCATTTCTTCTACTGATATAACCCAATTATCATTGGCATCTTGAATAGGATTAAAATAAGAATCAGGTGCATACCATTGACCTACTAATTCGTCTTTTTGTACCTCAGTAAGTAAACCTACATAGGTTGACTTTTGTTCTGCTGTTAAATCTGTTAGTTTCATACGTTTCTATTTAATGCGGTTTGAAATGCTTGAACTGCTGTGTAAAAGTTAGCTGCTTCGGTATCTGTTAAGCCGTCTCCTATTGAAGAAAATGCCAATTCTTTATTGTCATAATATGACCTAAGACCAGTACCAGTGTATTGTAAAGCAGATGATATATTTATTGTGAAACTATTTGTTGTTGCAATTGAATTGACATTAAAAGTATTAATAGTCGTATTTTTTATTATTTTCTGCTGAGTTGATGAATTTCTATTTCCTATATAAAAACCTCTTGAATCTAAATTACTGACTTGAGAAACTGAACCCGTATTATTTCTATGATTTGCGTTGCTTGAAGCAGTTTTGAGCCACATTGATAATTCAAAAGTTCCAGCTCCCCAGCAATTTCCAATAGCTAATCTACTCACAGCTGGAGCATCAGTTCTTGAATATACTGAAAGGTGCGTACTATTCAAAGCTAAATCAGTTCCTGTTTTTACAAATGTTTCTGCCCATCCGTTATTTCCGTTTGGCAAAGCACCTGTTGAACTATGTGTCCATCCACCACTAAAAAC